GGGGTTACAATTCAGGATACGTAGCGGCAAACAGTTTGTGATGGATTCAACAAACACAGACTATTACCTAGCCAAAGGCACAACGGTAAACGCGGCATACTTTGAGTACCTAAATAATACCGAGAACGCTATGAACCGTTTTCATAATGACCTTACTGACAAGAAGGACAACGTTGCCATTACAGTTGTGCGTCAACCGCATGGTACTTGGGAGTTTGACGGTGGTGGTAAGCCAGCCCCAAAGCCACCGCGTATCGTGATTGACAAACGTGCCAAGGACAAGATGAAGCCAAGCATAGATACATTCAGAGAATGGTGTTTCACTATGTATAACTTATGGGATTTTGACAACCATGAAGAGGTAAGTAACGTAAAGGCGCGTGTGAAGGATCATTACCAAGATAACCCCAAAGTACAAGTGCGTTGGGGCAGTGCATATAACGCGTTACGGCAAGATACTGATGAAGTGCGGAAGATCATACGTGACGAGGATCACCCCATGAGATCATGTCTAGGCTTCATGTTCATGGATCATTGCACCGAGGGTGAGTACGTGTACCAAAACAACGCGCACCAGCGAAATCGTGTCACTGACATCAAAGAAGTTAAGACCAAATTCAACAGAGAGATCAACAAAATGTGTGGTTTCCAAACAAAGAAGAAAGGCTAGGAGAATGGGAATAGAACATAAAATGGTATGGGAGATCGAAAGAGATCGTGAAGACCTATATGACAAACACTGTGTGCATAATACCAATGGTGGTTCACAAAGCAAACAGAACGCTATCGTTACATCGGAGTATGCCAAACTTGTATGTAAGCAGTTACGTGGAACCAAGTGGGCTATGCGCTACTCCAACTCATGTTGGATATACAAGGAAGGTGACACTCTTGCGATGGGTTGGGTGGGCCATGGCGATTGGCAAACTGCTATTAATGGTGTCGATAAGTTTGTAGTCTACGGCCCGTTCCATGAAAACGGTAAGTATTCGTACGGTTCGGAGCAATCTCACATGAGTATGTTTGATGATCGTGACAAAGCAATCAGTAAAGCCAAGTCAGTCCTAAGAGGTTACACGGTTGCCGAAGCAGCGCAGGCACTCAACGGAGATAACTCGTCAAAGGTTTGTGGTGTGCAGGGCGAAGCGTCTGATGCAGTGCGGCAGGCAGGCAAAGACTTGGGTTTGGATATATCCTACAATCCAAAAGATCACGCGATGTTGTCCGAGTTCAAGAACATGTTGTCTACTGGGTATAACTTCCTAGACCATGAGGTGTCACAAAACGTGCAGCGCTTTGTCGATCTGTTCAAAGTACACAAGAAACGTGACGTGAAGAACATACCAATGTACTACATCGAAATGACAAAGAACCGTTGGGGTGAGGAACAAGTTGGTATTGCCTTCTTACCCAATGCACGAAGCATGCACAGTGTAAAAGTGGAGTACAATGAGATTATTCAGCCCGAAGATGTTAAGGATTGGATGAAGCAGCGTGTCGCCGCATTGCATATGATGCCTATAGGTTCTTACGTGGAAGGTGTGGGCTACAAAATCTGCCCCACAGCGTATTACATTCATACGGAAGAGGATAATCCCTTTGACGATACGTAGTAATATGTATGCATCCACAGCCATAGGTGTAATGGATCACGACACGGCGTGTAGGGTTATGATAAGCCCTACATCTAACTACGTCGAGGTACAATGTCTTAAAGGTTTAACCCTTGACGACAACATTAAACGTCATTATATAGCACTTAAAGACACCCCAGAGTGGATACAAAATAGGGTAAATGCTTTATCGGTACTAGACCCTAATGAGGATCACATTGTGGAAAATGTAGGTGTGCGTTCAACGCATCATACGTTCTGGGTATATAAAAACGATTAGTGTAATCGGGCATCTGCCCGAATGATAATTGGCTAGGCGGTTTGCGCTGCCTAGTTCGTAACCAACGCTAGACATGAGAGGATAGTTACATTGGCTATTACAGCAACATATCAGAATAACAAAGAGCAAGCCAGTTGTGTGTGTGACGTGTGCAATACAGAGATATTTATAAACTGTCAGCATGGTAGTTTATCCAACACCCCAACTAAACGTGGTAATTCCACAAAACCAAAAGATGAAATTAGAAATTCTAAGACGGTAATACAGCAGCTAAGTAAACAAGGCTGGAAGATATATCAAAAAGAAGTCGTATGTGAAACCTGTCTTGAAAAACGTGTGAAGGAGAAGAAGTTGAACAATAAAAAATCAACGGTGGAACCAATTAGACAACCAACTAGAAATCAAAAGCGTGAGATAATGCTCCTCTTGCAGGACGTGTATGACGTTGACAAACAGCACTACAAACAAGCCGAGACGGATCATACTGTTGCGGAAACCCTTGGCGATGGGATACTATGGGGTTGGGTATCGCAAATACGTGAGGACGTTTTCGGGCCTGATGGTAACGAAGCGGATATGCTCACAGTCGGAGAAGCCAAGCTATGGATGGCACGTGCCGATGAACACATAACTTCTTTTGAGAAGCGGATAACAGACCTACAACGCACGCTGACGAATATTCAAGCAGTGCGCAAGGATGTGAATGATCTTCTTATTAAGATGCAGAAAGCAACTAACTAATGACCCCTGAGAAAAAGGTAAAGAACGCTGTGGTCAAACGCCTCAAAGAAATGACAGGCGTTTACTACTTCTACCCTGTGACGAGTGGGTACGGACGTAGCGGTGTGCCTGACATAGTAGGCTGCTACGAAGGTAAATTTTTTGGCATTGAGTGCAAAGCTGGTAAGAACAAACCTACCGCACTTCAACATAAGGAGTTAGACGCAATTCGTAACTCAGGCGGTATAGCTTTAGTTGTGAACGAGGACAACATGGGTACATTTATTTTGTAACCTATGTGGGGGTTAAGCCGTGAGAGACCCTTGTTATGAAATATCTACGGCAGTGGGGGGAACCATCCTTTCTGGAAGACCTCTTCGGTTTTGACCTCACACTGGTTCGCAGGGCGGTTTTGTTACATGGCTGCTCTGCGATACCAGTTCTGAAATTACGTTGCTTAGATATAAAGGAGAACAGTAGAACCATGAATAAGCAAGAACGCATTGGCTACGAAGAGCTATATAAACAATGCTGGCAGGACCAAACTAAGAAAGATATGGTCACCAACCCCAAGTTGCGTGAAATGTCGGGTAGCCACAATGCTAAGAACGGCAGAGCAAATGGAGTGCATGGCGCAAAAGGTGGACGCCCTAAATTAGAGCTTACCGAAAAAGCAAAGATGATAGATCGTATGCTCAAACTAGATATGTCTATCCAAAACATAGGCGAGGTGCTGCAAGTTTCGGACAAGTCCGTAATACAAATTAAGTCTCGCTATAACCTTCCTAGAGAAGAAACCAAGGAGAACTAAATGACCAAGAAGCAAGAAAAAGTATGGGCGTACAAGGTAAAACACCCGAAGGCCACTACGAAGCAGATAGCAAAAGCTACTAACTCATCCGTTAGCTATGTGCATAAACTCATGTCCAAGATCGGAACACCGAAAGAAGTGTTAGAAGAACAAGTGCCTGTCCAAATTGATTTGGGGATTGGGCAGATAATGGATATAAAGGACACAGTTACGGTTCGGGCAGATGCCCGATTGGATGTTTCACGTGAAACAGAAGTTAAAGAAGATACAGCACGTTATGCGCAGGCACAAGCCATATTAGATAAAGCCGCTCACTTAATAGACGGTGATCGTGCCAACAATTATGGAGATGCGCAGGGAAACTTTGAGCGTATAGCAGTGTATTGGAACACGCACTTGGGTCTAGTAGACTTCATCACTCCTACAGATGTTTCTATAATGATGACCCTTGTAAAAGTATCTCGCTTGCATGGAGAGGTTAAATCTCTTGATAGTTTTGTAGATGCTTGTGGGTATATGGCGTTAGGTGGTGAGATAAATTGCAGCTTATAACGCTTGATTTTGAAACCTTCTATGACAGGGATTATTCCCTGTCAAAACTCACTACGGAAAACTATGTGCGCCACCGTAACTTTGAGGTTATTGGCGTTGCTATAAAGCAGGGCGGTGAAGATACATACTGGATAAGTGGCACACGTGAAGAGATAGCGAAGTATCTGAACCAGTATGACTGGGCAAATACGATGGTGCTTTGTCACAACACTATGTTCGACGGTGCTATCTTGAACTGGCAGTTTGGCATAACCCCTAAGATATACGCTGATACGCTATGCATGGCACGTGCTTTGCATGGTGTTGAGAGTAGCGTGTCACTTGCAAACTTGGCTAAGTCCTATGGGTTACAAGACAAGGGTGACGAGGTGATCCGCGCTATGGGCAAGCGTAGAGGAGATTTCACAGATGAGGAACTAAACAGTTACGGGGACTACTGCGTTCTTGACGTGGACATAACACATGAGTTGTTTATGCGTATGATACCAGCATTTCCACGCAAAGAGATGAAGTTGATTGACTTGACGCTGCGTATGTTTGTGGAACCTGTGTTGGATTTAAATGATGGTTTACTTGAGTTGCACCTAGCCGAAATCAAAGAGCGCAAAGACAAGCTACTTGAAGATGCGCAGGTCAGCAAAGAAGACCTTATGTCTAACCTCAAGTTTGCAGAGGTGCTAAAAGGCTTGAGTGTTAAACCGCCTATGAAGATAAGCCTGACCACAGGTAAAGAAACTTTTGCCTTTGCTAAATCGGACGAGGCGTTTAAAGCCTTACAAGAACACGAAGATGATCGGGTGCAGTCTTTAGTTGCGGCGAGGCTCGGCACAAAATCTACCTTAGAAGAAACTAGGACACAGCGTTTCATAGACATATCCCGTCGTGGACTTCTACCTGTGCCTGTAAGATATTATGCAGCGCACACTGGACGCTGGGGTGGGGATGATAAGATAAACCTACAGAACCTACCTAGCCGTGGCCCTAACGGTAAGAAGTTAAAGCAAAGCATTGTCGCACCAGCAGGACATACGTTGATTGATGCAGACAGTGCGCAGATTGAGGCGCGTGTATTGGCTTGGTTGGCAGGGCAAGATGACTTGGTTAATCAGTTCACCAACGGTGAAGATGTGTACAAGCACATGGCTTCAAAGATATATAACGTCTCAGCAGATGGGGTAAGCAANGATCAACGGTTTGTTGGCAAGACTACAATTCTNGGTGCAGGTTANGGCATGGGGGCTGTTAANTTCCAAGCGCAGTTGGCTAACTTTGGTTTCAACATAGAGTTGGACGAGGCTAGGAATATAATACAGATATACCGCAACACCAACGGAGCTATAAGTGGGCTGTGGCGTACTGCACAGAAGATGTTAGAGCATATGACTAATGGTGCATCCACTCGAGTAGGACGTGATGGTGTTCTCAGTATTGATGCAGAAAAGAAGGCAATAGTTTTACCGTCAGGGCTGTTGATGTTTTACCATGATTTGTTTGCGGAGATGGAAGATAACCGCCCACAATACTACTATAAGACACGTAGAGGTCCGAACAAAATATATGGTGGCAAGGTTGTGGAGAATGTTTGTCAAGCTATTGCGCGGTGCATCATAGGTGAACAGATGTTACGCATTGCCAAGAAGTGCAAGGTTGTGCTAACAGTACATGACAGCATTGTTGTCTGTGTAAGAGATGAGATGGTTCCAGAAAC